TATATACACCTTTTGGTGCTATAATAAGCGCCGCATTTATTTTACCTTTATCATAAAGCATAGCAATATTATCAACTAATACTTTAGATTTACCAGTTCCCATTTCCATGAAATAACCATAAACAGCTTTATCCCATGATTTTTCCAATGCAGTTATTTGATGTGCATATGGTTTAGTCTTAAATTTATATTTCATATTTTTTTATTCTTTCTACTTGACATTATATATAATTATATTTAAATAGATGTCAATAGAGAATAATAGAATGAAGAATAAAATTTTTGAGTTATATAAACCAAAGTCATTAGCTGAGTTCTTAACTTTTTATAAGGAGAACCCTAAAGAAAATTTTGTTTATGTATTACAACATCCACCTGCAAATATAAATATTTTAGGTGCATCTGATTTTGGATATTTAGTTATTTGTTTAAATAACTATGGACCAGATTCTCAAATTATTTTTTCATCCAGTCCTTTTGTTTTTAAAATGCAAAAAAACTTAAGAGACTTTAGACCACAAGATTACTTATTGTTAACAGGAGATCCAGCAGTAATTGGTATTTCTTGTGCAATTGTGAGCGACCAAACAAATGGTCAATTTAACCTCTTGAAATGGGATCGAAGAGAGGCTAAATACTATCCTATAAACTTCGATCTCTATCAGAAAGGATAACAAATGAGTAATGAAGTAAACAACATGATGCTACAAGATTCTAAAGATCTTTTAGACAATGTTGAAATAACTACAATCGCAGCTGAATGCCAAAGATTAAAAGGTATTGAAGATGAGATTGAAAGAACAGAAGAACTATTAAGAAATTTAAAAACGATGGCTGATGATATTGGTTCTAGGGTAATACCAGAACTATTAGCAGAGCAAGGTTTAAGTTCTATTAAACTTGCAGATGGATCTTCAGTATCAGTTAAAAGAGAATATAGGTGCACTCTTCCAAAAGAAGAAGATAGGAAAGAGGCAGCCCATAAATGGCTTCGTGAAAACGGACTTGGAGACATTATTAAAAACAATGTTTTCGTGACGTTTGGTAAAGGCGAAGATGACAAGGCTCAACGTTTGTTGGACCTTGCGGCGTCAAATGGTTTTCAACCACAACAGAAATCTGATGTGGCTTGGAATACTTTGACAGCCCTATTTCAGGAGCGTGTCGAGTCCGGGCTCGACATGCCTTCTGATGTCTTTAGTACTTGGATTAAAGACAGAACTAAAATAACCCGTAAATAATGGAGAATGAATGATGGCTACTGAAGTAATGGCTAAAAAGAAAGAAACTGGATCACTTGCCTTGTTTGGTAATGATACAGCTAAAGGTTTTGAGAATATGACGCAAGAAGATCTTGCGCTTCCTTTTCTTAGAATCTTAGGACAATTATCACCACAGGTAACTGATGGAGATGCAAAGTATGTAAATGGTGCTAAGCCTGGCATGATTTATAACACTGTTACCAGCGAACTATACGATGGTAAGAAAGGTATCAAGGTTATTCCTTGTTATTACAAAAAGGATTTTCCTGAATGGTCAGATAGAGGAGATGGCCCTGGAGCACCAGTTGCTATACATCTACCTAACAGTCCGGTAATCCAAACAGGTAAGAGAGAAGGTTCTAAAATTAGATTACCTAATGGTAACTACTTAGAAGAAACTGCTTCTTACTATGTTATGGCTGAAACAAAAACAGGTGGTTATACACCTGCGTTGATTACAATGAAATCAACACAACTTAACGTTAGTAAAAAATGGAATTCAATGATGAAGACCATACAAATACCTGACGGAAAAGGTGGATTTGCAATACCACCAATGCATGGGGTTGTTTATAATTTATCATCAACATTACAAAAGAACGATAAAGGTTCTTGGTATGGATGGGTTGTAAACATGGACAGAATCATGGGAGCAGAAGATAAGTCTTTATACTTAATGTCTAAAGATTTTAATTCTAATGTTTCTAAAGGTAACGTGCAAACAAGAGCAGATGTAGAAGAGATAGCTAGAGAAAACACACCGTTTTAGTTAGCTAAAGGGGCCTAGCAATAGGCCCCAAACAAAAGAAAGACGAATTATGAAAGAAAAATTTAAACAGATATTTGAAGGCTTGAAGATTGCTTACGGTCAATATCAAAAAGGAGATCGTGGAGAAAATGGTAAACAAGGTGGTAAAGCATTTATAGTAAGAGGAAACGTTACTGATGATCTTTGGGAGAAACATTTAAAAGGAGAAGGTCCTGCTCTTGGTATTATACCAATTACAGAAAACAATACTTGTCGTTGGGGATGTATAGATATTGATCAATATAATTTTAATCATCTTAATCTAATTAATAATATAAGAAAATTAAAACTTCCTTTAATTGTATGTCGTTCTAAATCAGGTGGAGCACATGTATTTTTATTTACAAAAGAATTTGTGTCAGCATCTTTAATGCAAGGAACATTAAAGAAGATGTCAAAGATGTTGGGTTATGAAGGATGTGAAATCTTTCCTAAGCAAACAGAAATATTAGTGGAACGTGGGGACACTGGTAATTTCTTAAATTTACCCTACCACAATGAAATGAAAGGATTGAGATATGCTATCAACGATAGTGGCTCCGGTTGTACACTTGAGGAATTTTTTAAGCTCTATGATCTTTATGCTTGCAAGGAAGAAGACCTTAAAGAAATTAAAATTGAAGAAAAGAAAATAGAAGAAGTATTTAAAGATGGGCCTCCTTGCTTAAACAAACTTGCTAAAGATGGTTTTGGCGAGGGGTCTAGAAATAATGGATTATTTAATATAGCAGTTTATTTCAAACAAGCTAATCCTGATTCATGGGAAGATGAAATTGTAAAAGCAAATATAGAATATATGAATCCTCCTTTAAGTAATAGTGAGGTTCAACAACTTATCAAATCAGTAAATAGAAAAGGATATGATAAATATAGATGTAAGGATGCTCCTATTAATTCTGTATGTCAATCTGGATTATGTAGAACAAAAAGATTTGGAGTAGGATTTGGAGAAGAAGAAATGCCAGCACTTGGTAATTTAATTAAATATGCATCTAAACCACCACAATGGTTTTTAGATGTAGGAGAAAACAGAATAGAATTAAAAACAGAACAACTTTATAGCCCGGCTTTATTTGCATTAGCATGTTTAGATCAAGCTAATTTAGTTATTCCAATACCAAGTCCAAAAGATTGGAAACAACATTTTTTAAAACCAATGATGAATAATCTACAAGAAGTTGAACCATTAGAATCATTAGATCCTTTAAATGAAATAACTTCTTTATTACAAGATTGGACAACTAATAGACAAAGCGCAAGAACGATGGATGATATATTAAATAAACTTCCATACACAGATGAGAATAGACAGTATACTTATTTCAGGAGAGAAGACTTTTATAGTTTTTGCAAAAAGAATAATTGGGAACATGATAAAATTAAAACTGGAAACTATTTAACTCAATTAGATTGTTTTGTAGAAGAGTTTAGACCTGCAATTAAAAATCAACAGCCTAGAGTAATTAAGATCAAAGCAATGAAAAAGGTTGAACCTTCAGTTTCTAAAGTAAAATATCAGGAGGATAGTTTCTAATTATGGTAGCTATTAATTGGTATATAAGATTTAAAAAAAGAATTGAGTTCTTAGAAGATAAAAATAGAAAGCTATTAGCTAAGAATGCTCTTTTAGAAAGGAGGATGAAAAAACGTGAAAACAATAATATTAGGACCACCAGGAACTGGAAAGACAACAACGTTGTTAAATTTGGTTGATGAATTTATTCAGCAAGGTGTAAGACCAAAACAAATAGGATATTTTTCTTTTACTAAAAAAGCAGCAAGAGAAGCAGCAGGTCGTGCAGCTGAAAAATTTGGATTAGATCCAGAAACAGATTTATATAATTTTAGAACTTTACATTCCTATGCATTTAGAATGTTAGGTATGAGTAAAGAAAAAATGTTAAAGTCAGAAGACTACAAAGAGTTTGGACAAAAGTGTGGTATACCAATTAAGACAGCAACCTTTTCTGATAATGATGGTACTTTTAATTCTGACAATGAATATCTTACAATCATTAATACAGCAGCTGTTAAGAGAATAGATCTATTAGAGTATTATGATTCTAGAAAAAACTTATTAGATATTGAACGTAATACTTTATATTTAATTTCAGAAGAACTAAAAAGATTTAAACAAGAAAAAGGATTAAAAGATTTTAACGATTTATTAGAAGACTTTATTTCTCAAGATATCAATCCAAGCTTTGAAGTATTATTTATAGATGAAGCACAGGATTTATCTTTATTACAATGGGAAATGGTTAGAACTTTATGGAAGAATTCAAAGAAGACTTATATTGCAGGAGATGATGATCAAGCTATATTTAAATGGGCTGGAGCTGATGTAGATCATTTTATAGCATTAAAAGAAGAAGTAGATACCATTAAAACATTAGAACAATCTTATCGTATTCCAGGTGGACCTATTCATGAACTATCACAAAGAATCATTAGTAAAGTACAAAATAGATTTGATAAACAATATAAACCAAGACAAGAAGAAGGAATTTTAAGAAGATATTCAGACATTACACAAGTAGATATGTCTCAAGGTAATTGGTTAGTATTATCTTCAGCTAATTATTTTTTAGATGATGTAAAGGAATTATGTGAATTAAGAGGTTGGTATTATCAATATAAAGGTCAAAACTCTATTCCTTTAAAGTTATTATTAGCCTTATATAATTGGGAATCTTGGAGAGGCGGATGCTATTTAAATAGTTTAGAAATCAAGAATATATATGAATATTTAGGTGCCAGTGTATTAGAAGGATTTAGAAAAGGTAAAACTTTACATTCTGAAACAAAATATACATTACAAGAATGTATGCAAAAACATGGATTAACCACAAATAAGGTTTGGTACGATTCGTTTGAGGGTTTAGATAACCTCACCGAAAACTACATTCGTAACATGAGGGCGAATGGAGAGAAGATAAATAAAAATCCTCGTATAATAATGTCAACAATACATGGAGCGAAAGGAGGAGAAGCCGATAAGGTTTTATTGCTACAAGATATAACTAGCGCTGCTTTAGAAACGTTTAGTCAAGATCCTGATGAATTACATCGTTTATTTTATACAGGTGCGACAAGAGCGAAGCGTGAATTACATATTGTAGATCCAAAGAACTTTGATCGTGCTTACTTAATATGATAAAAATAAAAGAAATAAATAAGACAGAAACAAAAAACTATTTTATAATTTATGAAGTAGCTAAACAAGTGTATTCATTTTCAGGGTCACCTGAAGATATATTTGAAGACTTGTATAAAAGTATAAAGGATAAGAATGAACAATAAAACATTCTTTAAACAAGTGGGTGGATCTCATTATACAACAATGAAGATCCAACCATCTGTTTTTATAAACGAAAATAATTTATTGTTTGCAGAAGGCAATGCAATCAAGTATATATGTAGACATAGATTGAAAGGAAAAAAAGAAGATATATTGAAAGCAATACATTATTTAGAAATGATATTAGAAAGAGATTACAAATGAGAAATACTCAAGCGCCTTTATTTACACCTGATACTGAATGGGTTATGCCTGAAGAATTAAGAGATCTTCGTGGTCATAAAGAGATAGCAGTGGATTTAGAAACCAATGATCCGCAATTACTTGAACTCGGATCGGGGAACGTGGTTGGTCGTGGACACATTGCTGGTATTGCATTGTCTGTTGAGGGTTGGTCTGGTTATTATCCTATAGGTCATGAACAGGGCGGTAATCTAGATAAGAAATTAGTTTTTAATTGGCTTCAAGATTTATTCAATCAACAAGATACTAAGTTTATATTTCATAATGCTATGTATGACGTATGTTGGTTAAGATCTTCTGGATTAAATATTAAAGGTAAAGTTGTAGATACTATGATTGCGGCATCTTTAATTGATGAAAACAGAATGAGTTATCGTTTAGATACATTAGCAAAACATTATGTTGGACTTGGTAAAGATGAAAAAGTTTTATTAGAAGCAGCTAAAGATTATGGATTAGATCCTAAGAAAGATATGTGGAGACTGCCTGCATTATTTGTTGGTCAATATGCTGAAAGAGATGCTGAGTCTACTTTAAAACTTTGGCAAAGATTAAATATGGAAATGCATAATCAAGAGTTGGTTGATGTATTTAATTTAGAAACAAAATTATTTCCTTGTCTTGTTGATATGAGATTCAAAGGAGTAAGAGTTGATCTTGAAAAAGCCGATAAAATAAAGAAAAATTTGATAGTTCAAGAAAATAAAATTATCAATAAAATCAAAGACTTAACTGGAATTGATGTAGAAATACATGCTGCTAGGTCAATTGCAAAGGCATTTGATAAATTAAAATTACCATACGATAGAACAGAAAAAAGTGGAGAACCAAGTTTTACAAAAAACTTTTTACAAAATCATCCTCATGAATTAGCAAGATCAATTGCTGATGCAAGAGAAATAAATAAAGCACATACTACATTTATAGATTCTATTACAAAGCATGCAGTAAATGGAAGAATACATGCTGATATAAATCAAATTAGATCTGATGATGGTGGAACAGTTACTGGAAGATTTTCAATGTCTAATCCAAACTTACAACAGATACCTGCAAGACATCCTGAATTAGGACCGTTGATAAGATCTATATTTATTCCAGAAGAAAAACATGTGTGGGGTTCATTTGACTACTCACAACAAGAACCTAGAATTTTAGTACACTATGCAAAATTACAAAATTTAGAAGGTGTAGATGAAATTGTTGAAGCATATAATCAAGGAGATGCTGACTTCCATCAAGTTGTTGCTGATATGGCTGGTATAGAACGTAAACAAGCTAAAACAATTAATTTAGGTTTAATGTATGGAATGGGTAAAAATAAATTAATGGCTGAGTTAGGATTAATGAAAGAATCGGCTGAAAAATTAATTAAACAATATCATACAAAAGCTCCTTTTGTTAAAAAGTTAATGGACAATGTAACTAGGAAAGCAGAGAACCATGGTAAGATAAGAACATTAGGTGGTAGAGCATGTCACTTTGATCTATGGCAGCCTGTTCAATTTGGTGTGTTTAAACCATTACCATTAGAACAAGCAAGAAAAGAATATGATGAGCCTTTAAAGCGTGCATTTACATACAAAGCTTTAAATAAATTAATACAAGGATCAGCTGCTGATATGACTAAAAAATCTATGGTTGCTCTATATGAAAACGGTATCATACCTCATATACAAATACATGATGAAGTAGATATTTCTGTTGTATCTGATAAACAAGCTGAAGATATTATTCAAATAATGGAATCAGCTGTTGAATTAAAGGTGCCTAATAAAGTTGATTATGAAAAAGGAAATAACTGGGGAGATATTAAATAATGTTATTGATTGATACTTATTTAGATAAAAGTAAAATAAATGGAGTTGGAGTTTTTGCTAAAGAAAACGCAAAAAAAGGAGAAAAAATAAAAGAAGTAAGACCTGAATTTGAAATAGAATTTGATAAAGAAAATTTACCTAGAATGCCATTAGCTCTTGCAAGAATGATCGATAATTATGCATATGAAAGAGAAAAAGGATCTAAAATTGTAGTTTTAGGAATTGATAATGAAAAATATTTAAATCATAGTGACGATCCAAGTGTTAACGATGATGGGATTGCATTAAAAGATATAAATATAGGAGATGAAATTACAATAAATTATAGAGATTTTGACGATAGCATTGACAAATGGCTTATTTAAATGCAAACATTCCACCAATTTATTGTCAAATAAGGAAAGAATATTTATATGACTTACGAAAACATCACGGCGAAACTGAAGATTGTGTGGTCTTTGCTATTGCAAGTATTCCAGGGCGTGCAATCTTATTTCATGCTTTACTTACGAATGGTGCAATATATTGGAGGCTTCCTATCTCTGCTTTTATTCAAAGAGGAAACAGCGGTGCTTTGCATCAATCACAAATGGAACATCAGACTCTCGACGATCTTGAGTTATGGAATTCATTTAGTTATTATCCTGCTATTACTACTTTTGATTTTTTAATAGGACAACGTTGTAGATATTTAGGAAAAGATAAAAAATTTATTCATGGAGAATATTTGTTCACAATTGATTGGGCTCATCCGGAACCTAATATCATCGATACTGAACATTCTGAAATTCCCGATCAACATAAGTGTGCTCATGTTTTGGCTCTTGATAACGGCAATTTTGCAGCTCAGCCTAATAATCGTATTTTGTGGAGTATTCCTAGCTTTACAACTTCAACACGTTGGCCAGATTATAAAGTACAAACTACAGAATGGAACGTAGAAAATAAAGGTTGGAAGACAGATGATTCTGATGATATGTTCTACCAAATCAATGAGGAAAAAAATAAAAAAACTTAATAAGACTTTAAAATTAGATGCAAGAATAGAACATGGAATATGTCCTTATTGTAATTTATTATCTCCCTTATTATTTTTATATAAAGATTTTTACAGGTGTTCTTTGTGTGGAGAAGAAGTAGAGCAATATGTAAATGGAGTTATTAAATATATACCCATTACAAGCAGTAAAAGATTAGGTTTAATGACAGAAATAAATAATGGCTCGTAAAGTTCAATCAGGTTCTGGTACTTTTATAAAACATACTAATAAAAAAAGACCGGGTCGACATTCTAAAAGACCAAATAAGCGTAACGATAGAAAAGAATATAGAGGTCAAGGTAGAAGATAATGAATGCCCACCCTGAAAGAAATCAGGGCGAGCAAACAAAAGGTGTGAGAAGAGATCTTCACTATACACTAAAAATTAATATCTTGCAATGCCTTGTTTTTGTGTTATAAGTTCCCATATTAAACATATAACAAATAAAAGAAAGTGAGAAAACATGGCAGATCCTAATAAATTTAAATCTGTATCAGTACAAATTGATACATATCATAAACTACAATTCCTTGCTAAAGGCAAATTTTTAGATGCTGATTTGACAGTCAGTAAAACTATTGAAGCATTAGCTACAAGAGCTGCTAAAAAATTTGGATACAAAAATGGAAAGACAAGTTGATAAAATAATTTGTGATCATTGTATGGGCAATGGGTACATAAGAGTAAATACATCATCTTATGATGAAGTTATTCAATGTCAAAAATGTAATTCACAAGGAGAAGTACCATCCTCAGAAAAAATTGATGATGCTGGACTACCTATATGAAAAAATATTTCTGGAATAAAGTTAGTAGTTTAGGTTGTTATTTAACTAATTTAAGTTGGAGAAAATTGTATCACGAATACAAACCAAGTCGTAAAGCACTTAAATAAATAGAAAGTATATGGAACAAAACCCGTTTGTAAGATGTGTAGATGTACACAAAATTATACCGGAGGTAATGCCTAACATTTATTATTTATTTGAAACGGGTGGGCCACATTATTTCTCACAGTGTACTTGTGAAGTAGAACCTATTTACAAACAAAACATTTGGCCTTTTATTTATAGAGTTAAAAATAAACACAGGGGTATGAAGTCAGGAATTATTTATGGTTCCATTGGTCTTACTAAATTAATTTATATATGGGTAAGACTTTATGCTATTGATGGAACTAGAATAAAAAAAAGATACAGGTATTTAAAAGAAGAATTAGGAATTAAACCTAAAGAATTTCATTTTGGATTACATAGACTTGTTGCAAAAGCTTTTATTAAAAATGATGATCCAATTAATAAAACAGTTGTTGATCATATTAATGGAAATAGAATGGATTATAGAATTGAAAATTTAAGATGGTGTACTGTTGCTCAAAATTCAAAAGGAACTCCTAATGGTAGAAATGATCCAAATAAAGTTTATGAATTAATATCTAAGAAAGATTGGTTTAATGGTAAGGGTAATAATATGATTCAAACTAATAAAGATATTTATTTTAAAAATTTAAAAAATTTATGAAAACTTCTGTATTCATAGGCATACCTTGTTATGGAGATGTAAAAATTGGAACTGCTGATTCTTTATTTCTTTTAGCACAAGTATTTGCGGGAAATCAAATCGCTTCTAAATTAATGTGGGCAAAAGCTCCTTACGTTGGTAAATGTAGAAATATGTTGGTGTCTAATTTTTTAAAATCAAAAGCAGAATATTTATTATTCATAGATGCAGATGTAGAATTTTATCCTGAGGCGGTTATGAAAATGATTAATTCAAAAAAGAAAGTTGTTTGCACTTTATATAGAGTTAAAAAACAAGATTTAAATATAGAATACCCAATTGTATTAGACAGTAAAGAAACATTACTTGTTGATGATAATGATATGATGAAAATTAAAGTAGGCCCCGCAGGTTTAATGTTAATTCATAGATCTATATTTGAATTATTAATTGAAAAACATCCTGAACTAAAAATAAAAAATGATAAGGATGATGCTGATATGTATGACTTTTTTAATAGTACCTTTAAAGATGGATATTGGTACGGAGAAGATGTGTCTTTCTGTCATATGTTAACAAAGTTAGGTATTGATATCTACGCTAACATCGGATCGGAAACTGTGCATCATGGCAACTATGGTTGGCGTGGTAAATTTAAAGACGTACTAAAGAAAAAACATGACTGAAAAATTAAGCCCTAAAGAAATATTAAAAAGACAAAAACATCAACATGAATTCGTGATGTATCAATTAAATTTTATTCGATTATTAGATCAAGAAATTGTTTATGGAAATAAAACATTTAAAAAGCTTGCCGTAGATCCAACTCAAATACCTTGTCTATTAATGATGAATATAATTAATTATTTAAGAAAAGAACTTTCTGAAGAAGATTTTGATTCATTTAAAGACTTTTCACACGACGCTTTAGAAGGAATTTTGCCTGAACCTAAACCTATGTTAAAGATAGTTAAGAACGATTTAAATTAAAAATGAAACATACAAATAAATTTATATATCCCAAATCTCAACGTGAGATTATCAATGGCAAGCGACACTATGATGTCAAATCAGAAAAGCTTCCATCGGTTACTACTATTTTATCCGCAACACAATCTCCTGAGAAACAAGCATCGTTAGCAGCGTGGCGCGAAAGAATAGGAGATGCCAACGCAACGCGGATCGTGGATGATTCTGCGAATCGTGGAACGGCGATGCATAAGATTTTAGAAACATATATTCAAGGTCAAGGCTATTTAGATTTAACTGAAACAGGTTTGAATGCACATAACATGGCTGTTCAAATAATTCAAAATGGTTTATCCAATGTCACAGAATACTATGGATTAGAAGCAACATTATATTATCCGGGCCTATATGCAGGCGCTACAGACTTAATTGCAGTTCACAAAGGTCAAGATGCAATTATCGATTTCAAACAAACGAACAAGCCAAAGAAGAAAGAATGGATTGAAGATTATTGTTTACAACTTGCAGGGTATGCAATGGCACATAATTTTGTTTATAAAACTTCTATAACTAAAGGTGTTATAATGATGTGTTCTAAAGATTATTTCTACCAAGAATTTATTATAGAGGGAGAGGAACTTAAAAAATATAAACACGATTTTTTAAGAAAGGTAGATCAATATTACAAACAAACTAAACCAACGGAGGCAAATGAGACTGAGAGACCTACAACAGATATTGTCTAAATTTACTAATGGACAAAAAGGAACAATTATATCTGATTGTCCAATTTATATTGAAACAAAAGACGGTTATTTGGAGGAAATTAGAAGAATAGAACTACAACAAAATAGATTAATCAATTCGCCTGAACCTGCAAGAATTGTATTGAAAGCGGAGGGTTTACAAAGATTTAGATCTATAACTTACAAACAATCATAAAAATGTTTGATCGTAAGAAGTATATGAAAGAATATCATAAGAAATGGTATTTAAAGAATAAGAAAGAAGTAATAAAAAGAGCTAGGAAATGGGCAAAACAAAACCCTAAAAAAAGAAAAATTATTTTTACTAGATGGGTTGAAAATAACTATGAACAACATCGTTTAAGCGGACTACGATGGAGAAATAAAAATAGAAAACTAATTTCTAAAAAAAATATAGCATATGCTATTAAAAAATATAAAACAGATCCATCCTTTAAATTGAAAGCATGTTTAAGATCTAGAGTAATTTGTGTTTTAAAGGGAAGAATAAAAAGCGTACCCACCTTAAAACTGTTGGGTGTTAGTAATATAGAAAAGGTTTGGAAACATTTAGAAAAACAATTCAAACAAGGTATGACTAGAGAAAACCATGGAAAGTGGCATATAGATCACATAAAACCTTGTATATCTTTTGACTTGACAAAACCTGAGGAACAGGCAAAATGCTTCCACTATACAAACTTACAGCCCTTATGGGCCAGCGAAAACTTGGCAAAAGGATCCAAGATAAGCTATTAAATCAATCAACATCGTCGGAGGATAAAGTGAATAATTTTAAAGATTATATACTGTATTTAATAATAACATTAACTTGGTTATTTATTATATTATTTGTAATACATTCAGAACCCGCCTTTGGCTACTCCAACAACAAAGAATTCATTGAATCCGTCAATAAATGCGCGGATTATTTAGATAAGAAATATAAAAAAGAAGAAAGAATACCAAGAAAACTACTACTAACACAGGCGGCTTTGGAATCTAACTATGGTAGATCTAGATACGCTAAAGAGGGTAATAACTTAATGGGTATATATCAGTTTAAAAACTTACATACCGGTATGACCCCAAGGGACAACCCAAATGCAACGTTTAGAGTGGCTAAATTTAAATCTAAATGCCATTCTATAGACTATTATATAAATTTATTAAATACTAAGGATGCTTATAAATCCTTTAGAAATGAACGATTATTACAGTCAAAACTGCGTGTAAATGATGTAAATCGTTATTTTCACCTG